AAAACTGGGATCATCCTCTCCCCCTCCACCAAAGGTCGAAAAAACCTCGTCCTTCGAACTCTTCTCCAACTGAAGTCATCGGAAAGACTCCGCCAAACCGGGCCGGAGTAATTGATAACAGGCCTCCTAACGGAGGAAAGTGCAAGGCAGTACCGCAAAGCGGCACGAACCCTGCATTCCTGAAAATCAACAGAAAATTTCCAAGATGCCATCTCGCGGTCATTAAGTAATTTCAACTCACCATTAACTGCTTCCTCCGGAACTAAGGTACAAAGTTCAGAAGAAAGCACGACATTGTGAGGGATAGGTGCGGGCGGGCCCACAACTATACTTAAATCACGACCGAGGAGCCCGAAGATTCTACTCATTCTAAACGCCAACGAGCCTCTAAACCCCATCTCATCGGGAAGCAGACGGGTCTGCTGAAGACTGGCCAGGTGCCAGGAGAAAAAGGCTCGAGCGGCGCGCCAGTGGACCCCTACGGGTTGACCACGGACAAAAGAATGAAAAGAACTACCCAATGAGTTGACGAACTCAACCGGACGAAGCATTCCGAAACGCAAACTAGGTGTCACTACTAGGGAGTCCTCCCTCCACCCAAAAAGGGTCGAGTTCAGAGTCCCGTACTCGTAAGACACAGAAGTTTTTGTTTCTTCAACTTCTAGGCCGAGCCCGGCCACTACGTCCATCCATCTCCGAGGGAAATCTTGGGAAGGAGACTGGAATAAGATATCATCGCCATTGATCAGCAGAGGCATTACTGCCAAACCTGCTCTCTGCCTTGCGTAATCAAAACTCAAAAAGTTCTGAAGACAAAGCAAGGGAAACGATAGGTATGAACCCATCATCTGACCTCGACTAACCTTAAATTCCAAATCCTCCTCAAGATTCCAAAGAACTGGTCTGAGTACGGCCCGGGCATGGGCCCGGACACTCATCGGTATACTCGACGAATCCAAGATTGCATCGAGTATAACTTCGGCCACTTCGAGAGAAAGATTATCCGTAGCGGAACGATAATCACCAGATACGAGGATTCCCTTCCCCCTCGCGAAACCCGCTTTCGCCAACTTCTCAGACGTAGGATCACCCCGACACAGCCACGGAGCAACTCGCGAGAGATGCTCGTAGATGGATTTGTGCAAAGGACGCAAGACTAGTTCGGAGGACGAGAACTTTGTCAAAGCGCGGGGTTTTCCTGCAGACTGAACAACGATGAGTTGAGCTGAGACCGGAGGCGTCTCATATTCAACCTCACCGAGTGAACGCTCTAAGAGCGACACCTGATCATTGACCACTGCCATGCAACCGCCATTAAGACGGGAGCTATCGGTAGTAGCGGCCAAGCCAGGTGTGTTGGTATAGCAAAAACCAGGATAAATCGCCGTATCCCATCCCTTTCGGAATAGACCGGAAACACGACTCCTAACGTAAGCTAAATAGCCAGCGGGCAGAGGAGTGGGACTCTTAACCAAGACGTCCCGAAGGGAGCGGAGCAGACCTCCTTCCATACAACGACAAGAAGCGGGAAGCAATTTCTTTATTGACTGAAAGGCCAATATCTCGGCCTCGTCATCAGACGGGCACCGGGCCAAGAACTTCTTAACTTCTTTCGATAAGTCGGCACACGACTTCGACCTAAAATCGATAGTAATGTCCGGCTTAAGGAAGATCTGACACCAAGAGGTGGTGGCGCGCTGGACCACGAGCGTGGTACGGGCCATTGATGCGCGACAGAGCCGCGGGGGGCGACCAGGACAAACTGATTCCATCCGAGCAAGGGTAGTTAACCCACAAGTGCAAGGAACAAGGATGCCGATTACTAAAAAGTGGAAACACT